ATACTCGTAATAGTCGTCAGTTCCGGGTACATACCCGTCCTTGACTAACTTTTGATGGACACCCAGCGCAAAGCTGGTCATCTCATCGTCAGTTCCAAACCACTTGTTCCGGTCCCCCCACTCACGATCTTTCGCAGGAGGTTCAGGTGCGCGAACACGCGGTTGCTGAACTTGATTATATACTTGGGTAGTTTGCTGTTGTAAAGCATTGTTTTGCGGTGCTGCATATCGCGGAGCCATCAAGTTCACTTGATCCGCTTGATATGTAGCGCGAGTAAGGTTTTGTTGGGCGGCAGCAATCGCTTCCGAATCCCCTTGCTCATACGCATCACGATACGCACGCGTAGCAGCTTCGAGCTGCAACTTGGCGCGTTCTTTCGCCTGTTGAAGCGCCCAGTTCTCACCTTGGCTCAACTCACCACGAAGGCGGTCTCGCTCGGCCTGTAACTGTTGGGCGTATATGGCAGCAGCTTCACGCTCACGAGCCGCTTCTTCTTTGGCTCGGCGCTCGTCATGCCACGCTTTCTTCAGCTGGTCGATACGCTGCTTAACCTTGGCCGAGTATTCCTCGGTTTCATCCTGCTCAAGTTCCGCCTTGACTTCGTCAGGGAGCGGCTTGCGGTTGCGGTCCTGCGGCGGGGTGTCGTCAACGATCTCAAGTTCGAGCTCGTCTTCTTCCTCGACCTTCTTGGCCTTTTTCTTAGGCTCGTCTTCAATCTCTACGTCAACTTCTTCTTCCATCTGTCTGTTTTTCATACCCGGAGGTACGCCAGATGGATCGGAACCGATTACAAATTCGGTATCCTCAAAATCATCCTTTGATGCTGCCTGTGGCATAAATTACTCCTAAATGCGGGAATATCCCGATGGGTCTTCAACCACGGCCTCGACCGAATCATCGTTAATGATGCGGAACATTTCTTTGCCGTGAATCTTGAAGCGCGTGCCGGAATAAGCACGGATAAGAACGTAGTCACCAATCTGGCAATAGGGGCCATTTGGGAACCTTTTCTCGTCCTTGTACGCGTCAGGTCCCATGTCGAATACGCGCACCACCATTGTCGAAATCTCTTCATTCTTGATTTCGGTGGCGGCCTTCACGATGCCTGAATCGCCGTACGTTTCCTTAATTTCTGGTATCGCTACCAGTAACCGATAGCCGCTTGGCTTCGGAATCTGCTGCTCAGTGAGCTGTGGTGCAGCCGGGTCGGCTGTAGTCATAACGTCTCCTTACTCGGATTTTTCAGCGGCCTCCATGAGGTCCAGCAGTAACCGCTCAGCTTGCGCCAAGCCCTTAATGACGCCCGTCATGTGGGCGTATTCTTCGTAGGATTTAGCCGACCCGGTTGCTACTGCATCCGTAATGTCGTCCATATCCTTGCGAATCTCTTTGCGGAGGTGTTCTCCGAATGTACGAATCATGTGCGCTCCTTAGCGTTTTGACAGGTCTACCCCTGCTTTCAAACCAGCCTTTATAAGGTCGGCTTCGGTCCTCACGTTTTCGGCGCGCATTTTTGCGCCCGTTGCTGCGCCCGCCTGCTTCTCTTGAGACATGGCGCGTTCGGCCTCCAACGCCAAGTTTTTGAGCTTGATGTCGTAGTCCATCTGATCCTTCTGGATCTTGCGTTGCAGCTCCCCTTCTTGGAGCTGAAGTTCTCTCTGCTGCATCTGGATGACAGGGTCCTGAGCCTGCTGCTGTGCCTGCTCGGCCTGCGCCTTCTGCTGTGCTTTGCCCGTAACACGCGGGGCTGCCTGTGCAACCAGACGTGAAATGGCAAGTTCTTGGTCTTCGGTGAGACGTTTTTCATCGTCTTCGCCATCAAGCGCGGGGAGCGGTACGCCCAACTCCTGCTCGATCTTGGCGCGGTACAGGAACGCAAGGTGCTCGTTAATGTGCTCCATGCCAGCAGCGAGCTTCATCTTGGCCGCGTCGCCCTGCATGTCCAACATCTTCGAAATCTCTGGGTCCTGACCAAACGCCATGTGCGCCTGAATGTGCGCCTCGTGATCTTGGTACGCGAACGCCTTGACCGGTTTACCCAACAACAGATTCATGTTCTCGGTCATCGGGTCCATCGGCTTGATGTCGTCGTCGTTCGGCACGAGCATGTCTGCGTCCTTGATGCCCAACGTCTCGATCATGCGACGGTGCAACAACTTCTGGTCGTACAGCTGCGGAGCACCTTGAGCCAGCTGGAACGCCGCTTGGTACTGCGCGATGCGCTGTGACATTGTCGAACTGTTCGGATCACTTACCGGGATAATCTCAACCAATGAGTAGTCCCGCTTGCGCGCCATAAACTCTTCATCGCCCTGTGCGTCGTACTCGTACTCAGCCGGGGCCATGTCCGCCATGAGGCGCTTGAGGATCTTGAACTCTTTCTTCATCGCCGCGTGCACGCGAGCCTGCACCGCAGTCATGGTCTTCAGCTGACGCTCAAGGATCGCCAGTGTCGATCCAACTGGCGCGTTTGGCTGCATGTCGCCAACCTGAAGATCCGCCATTGACGCGAAGCGACGTGCTTCGTTGACAATCTTGTCGAGGAGACTTGCCAATACAGCCGACGGCTCCTTATAGGGCAGCGGCATGATGTTGTCGCGGATTGTGCCTGTCGGGACATCGACATCACGGAACTCACCCGGAGAAATCGGAGTGTCGCCCCCACGGATGCGAAGCCCACGAGTACGGAAGCCGCCCGGCAAATTACTGAGCGTGCCTGCGTCCACAAGCTGACGCATGATGCTTGTCGCGCCCTTAGCGAAGCCACCGATCAGGTGGATCAGACCCAGACCATAGAACCCAAAGCCGGGGATGTACGTGTAATCCGCAAAGTGAATCACCTTGCGCTTCTTGTCGTCCATCTCTTCCCAGTTACGGTAGACGCTGAGGATCTCACCGTTGTCCTTGAGAATAGTCACGACGTACGGCAGCTCGATGCCCGTCGGATTACCTTCTTTATCCAAGTCTTCGAAGCCCGGAATGTCGAGCTCGCAGTGAATCTCAAGCACGGTGTAGCGGTCGTCGCGCGCTGCGTCGTAACCACCCAGCTCATTCTTGCGACGCTGGACGTCGTCCTCGTCAACAACGGTATCGCCCAGCTCGATGTCGCGGTAGAACCCACTGACCTGCATTTTGCGCAGCTCATTTTTTGTGCGCTTCATGCGATGTGTGTAACGCTGTGCAGTCTCCAAACTTGACGCACCGAAGCTCACGACAAAGTCTTCCGCCGGAATAAACTGTGCGGTCGGACGGTCGGTTGACATGTCGTACAGAATCTTTTTGAACGCCGAACCCGCGATAGGCAGGTTCCACAACGCGCGCTCGTGCTCCGAGCGGTAGTCCGGCATGCCGTCAGTCAGCATGTAGTTCATATCTTCACGAACACGCGTAGCGGCTTCTTCTTTCTCGTGGCTCATGGCCCCCAGAATTTTTGTCTTCACCGGACCCTGCGCTGGGAATGTCTCGACGATTGTCTCCGACTGGAACTTGACCACAGCCTCCGCTAGAAGCGGATGGTACACACCAAACGCGCCTTCCCAAGGCTCGGAGCGGTCCTCGATCTTCAAGCCCAACAACTCAAGCCCGTCGTAGTATGTCTGCTCCCACTCGGCACGCGAGTCGATGTCGGTGCTGTACGCCTCCAACAAATCCTCTGCGATGATGTTCAGCTGATTCTCGTCAATAAACTCCGCGAGGTTGGCGGTATGCGGAATCTCATCACCCTCGTCCCCGGCCTCGATGCGGAACAATGTCTCGCCGTTGATGCCAAACTCAACGCTCTCCGGGTCCTCGACCGCAATCTCGACTTCTACGGGCTCTACGTCTTCCATTTCGTCGTCGAGTCCCATCGGGGCGCCATACATCGCTTTTTCAACTGCCATATTTCATCCTAATAGTACGCTGCGCGTACCGGCTGATAATCGTCATCGTCCCACGAATCAGTAGGGAGGCGAATGAAGCCTCCATCCCGAAAGCGCATCAGCGCATAAATCGTCGAGTCCACCAAGTCGTCATGTGGCATGGCTGGGAAGCCACAAACTTCGTCTACAACTTCTTCCGCCCAACGTCGTCCGGCGGGGTACCACACCATACCAGACGCAAAAATATCAGAAACAGCGTTCAAACGCGCCACTTTATCGCCGCTGGCTCTCGTTGGCGTAATCTCTTGCACGGGTACGCCTGCTCTGCGCATCTCCTGATACAGAGCAGTCCCCGCTGATTTCTTTTCCACCACGAACCAATCTGGCTGCCAGTCGTTGTACTCCTCATACGCGAGACGCTTTAACTCAGGGAACTCGAGGCGTTCTTTGATTGAATTGAGGAGGATGATATTAGCTTCTGAGCGGCCTGTTTCAGGCGAGTCCATGTAGAACACTCCCCACGTTGTGAGCGCGGTGAAGTCAGCACGGTTGTTTTTTTCTGCTGCGGCGTCGAGCGACATGATGATGTATTCGCACTGGGGTGGGTTGTCCTTTTCCCATTCTTGCCACCATTCACGCTTAATTATCGCTGCGTCACGAGAGGTCGGCTGCTGGAGATACTGCGCCGCCCACTGGAACCCCGGCATGGACGCCTTTGTTTTGAGGAGCGCCTCGACCGGCCACTGCTCCGGCCACAACGCCGTGTATTTATCTGCCTCTGGAGCTGACGCTGGGGCGTCGGGCCGCTCGAATAACGCCGGGAACTCCACCACATCCCACTGGTCTGACTCGGGGTTACGGATCATATCCGTCTGGAGCTTGCCAATCAGGTCCTGCTCCGCCCATCGCGTAGCTACAACCGCCACCGCACCGCCGGGCATCAAACGAGTCCGAGCACCGTAGGCATACCACTCGTACGCCTTCTCAAAAACCTCGAAGTTTCCGTTCAAAATGTCCTGTTCGTTGTGAGGGTCGTCGATCACCAGCAG